CTGTAGAACCTACCAACCCCCTCGCTCTAGGCTCTGAGCGGCTTCGTGCGGGGGCTACACGCATCGCTATGGCGACGCTGAAGGGTCTGGACTATCTGAAGCCGTTTGATACCTACTGGATCACGAACCGCGCGCCACATATCGGCGGTCTGGAAACGGGTTCACTACCAGAAGACCCATTCGTCCCCCGCTCTCCGAGAGGTATGTTTGGGGTGACTCTACAGGAATTAAGTGCCCTCCTTCAATCAGGGCGAATATGAGGTTGCCATGACACCGGATTTTGTTGCGGCTGTGGAAACGCATTTCACTACGAACATGGGAACAAGCTTCCCCGGGGTTCCACTGGTATATGACAACTCCGTGCAGCCTGACACGGTAGAAGTCTACGTGTCAATCAATGTTATTGCGGGAGATACGTTTCCTTGTGGCATTGTGGAAGATAGTAAGTCCCGAAACGTCGGTATTCTTCAAGTTGAAGTGTTTACTCAAAAAGATACGGGAGCGGGAGAAGCCCGCTCAAAGGCTTATGCCATTGGGAAATTCTTCCGTCGTTTGAATCTGTCTGTTACGTCTGAGGGCTTTGCAGTGTTCAAAGAACCTATGGTAAATAGTCAAGGCACTGTTCGAGGAAGGCACAGTCACCTCGTGAGAATCGGCTACTACTACGACTTCGACAGTTCATAAAAGGGTCCATATGTAAGGATTTGCTTGACAGTTGGGTGGTTTTTGTCTAGTCTACCACTCATTGGGGGTAGTGCCCCCGTGCACATATTTTCGGAAATAGTTGGGTCTGCCCTCATTGGCCCATATCATTTAGGAGGCCATTCTAGTGCCATTTGCTGACTCCAATCGCGTAGGCATCAAGATTTTGGAAGAAGTTACCTTCGGGGTTACACCCGCAGGTGGAACGACACGTGAACTTCGTCTAACATCTTCATCCCTAGCCGCGAACAAAGAGACCGTCGTCTCTGACGAAATCCGCGCCGACCGTATGGTTTCCGCGATCACTGAAGTTGCAGCCTCTTCAGGCGGCGACATCAACTTCGAATTCTCCGCTGGTGCTCATGATGAGTTGCTTGCCGCGTTCCTTATGGGCACGTGGTCACGTCCAATGGAGCTTGACTTCTGGAAGGGCGTTCAGGTTGACATCACTGCGGTCAACACCGTTGTCATTCGTGGCATCGACGTCAGCACCGCATCCGGATACCTATTCGCCGGTCGTCGGATCAAGTTGGACGGTTTCACTGATGCCAACAACAACGGATACTTCGAGATCACCTCCGCCGTGTTCGCAACGGATACCACAATCGTTCTGACCACGTCTACGTTGATTATCGAAAATGGTAACTTCAACTCGCGTCTCTATGATGCGAACGATGTTATTGTGCACAACAGCACTGCCGTTCGTGCGGGAACTGTCGCGGGAGAGTTCGACTCCAATACTACTAACGCATTCGCCGCAGGAATTGCTGCGGGACAGCTTGTTGTTGGTCAGAAGATTTCCGTGGTTGGACTTGGTCACCAGATCGGTGACATTCTGGTCACGCTGACGATGGATTCTACTGACAGCATCTCCTTCGACGACGGTGTCAATCCTGTCATCACGTTGCTGGCGTCGAGTGACTGGACAACTGGAGTAACCGATGCTGCCGATGCTACCGAGCTTGCGAAGGCAATCAACGCTGCGTCACCGCTAGATATCTTCTGTGATGACGATGCTGGCGGGCAGCTTACACTGAAGAATCTGAACACCGCGCAGGGAGAGATTCTTGAGATTTCGGATACCGGTTCCGCGTTTGTCGTTACTGACTTCAACGCAGGCGTGCCTACTGCACGTGGTGTGTTCACTCTGGAAAGCGTTGCCGATGATATTCTCGGCGTGTCACCGTCTCCGGGTGTTGATGCCAACATTGAATTGTGGCCTATTTCTGTCAAGGGCTCTTCCCTCAAGAACCCTTCGGACGTCTCGGTCATCGCTCAACGGTTCTTCTCCATCGAGACTGCCTTCAATGATGTGTCCCAGTTCCTCGCGAACGACGGCATGATCCCGGGCACGTTTGGTCTGGAGATCGCATCTGGTGCGATTGTCACAGGAACCATCGGCTTCCAAGGACGTAGTTCTTCCATGGTCGCTGCAACTGTTATCGGCACCGCGCCGTATCTACAGCTTGCAACGCACCCGGGCGAGGTTGTCAACGCGACTGCCGATATCGGAAACGTGGTCAAGGATGGTGTGCTTTCCACCGCATGTATTCAGAGCATCTCTCTGTCAGGCGAAGCGAACCTTCGTCAGCAGAACTGCATCGGGTCCAAGTTCTCCAGCGGTGTTGGAGCGGGTCGTTTCAATCTGACTGGCAGCATGACAGTGTTCTTCGAGACTGCGGAACTGTTCAACAACTTCATCGACCACGATACGATCAGCCTTGGCTGGACGATCACGGACAAGGAAGGTGTGGAGTATCACTTCAACATTCCTGCGATGAAGCTTTCCGCCGACGCAATCGCGCCGGGTGGAATTGATCAGGATGTCTTCGAGACAATCGAGTTCACATCTCTACGTGACACGGTAACCGACGCGATGCTGATCGTAGATCGCTTCTCTTCCAACGTCGCCGTAGGCGGCTAAGCAATTACCCTCCCCGCTTCGGCGGGGAGATTCATTACCCGACCATCTTGGAGATTCCGAGATTGCCATGGCATAGGCGCGGGAGGCGGTTGTCGGGTCCGCCTCCCCGCCACCCTTAACCGACAGGTAATATACCGACATGACTAAAGCTAAAACCAAGTCCGCCGAAGCTGCGGCACCAAAGCCTTTCAAGACAAACATCCATACCATCTTCGGCACAGATTCGAAGAAGGAAGAGGATGGTGCGTGGGTCGATGTGAGTGACTCGTATGGACTGAAGATCAAAGTCCGTCGCATCAAGTCTGACACAGCCGTTAAGGCTTATGACAAAATTGTCAAAGAACGCTTCGGTGAAGGTTCACTGCGTAAGCCGGGTGACATCACTCCAGACCAATATATCGAGGTGATGAAAGAACAGCTTGCTACGGCAGTGCTGATCGACTGGAAGCATTTGTTCGACGCCGAAACCGGAGATGAGATTCCCTATTCTCTTGAAACGTCAAAAATGCTCATGGAAGTCCGTGATTTTCGAGAGTTCGTCTATCAGGCTGCGGAAGGCCGTGAGTCCTTCCGTGAGGATGAGGATAAGGATGCAGAGGGAAACTCCTAACGCTCCTGAAATGGAGCCTACAACCCCAACGCACTCTTTCCAAAAAAGACAAGTTTCTTGCTGCTGTTAGAGCAGAAGGAACAGACAAGTTAAAACCCGGCACGGCTGACCCCGAAAAAGAAGCACAACCAATACTATACCCTGATTTAGCTTGGGTATGGGAAGCGTTCTGCTTCTTATCGGAACGTCGCAGCGTAAGCTCTAACGGACCCCTTCCAATCTCGGCACATGACATGCTCTCCTACGGTCAGTTGACTGGGCGGGATGAATATGTTTACCGGGCACAAGTTGTCCGTTTCGTTCCCCCTCTTGATCGTGAATATCTACGAGATTTCTACGAAAAGCAGCGGGTTGAGATGGATAAGGATCGTAAGAGATCGGAAGCCTCCGCGCGTAACGTTCGCGCTAATTCGAGACGGTGATGGCTGAAACCCATGAACTACGATTAAAGATTAATGCGGCTGCTGCCAAGAGCGGTAGCCGTGATTTCGTGCGCGCTATCAATGCCATCAAGATGGCCATTCGTGGATTAGAGAAAGACTCTGCTGGTGTTTTCAAAAAGCTTTCAAAGCGTGCCCGTGATGCAGGCAAATCTGCTAAGGTCAAGATTGGCGGTGTAGATAAATCTGCGATTCGCTCTCTTGATCAATTCGTTAAATCACAGGGCAGAGCCCTTCGGGCCACCGCTGATTCACGTAGAGGAATAACGTCTCTTACTGCGGGTATGCGGCGAGCTTCAGATGCATATATGAATGCAGGGAGTGCTTCTCTTTCATTCAACAAATCTCTCAGCGCCACGAACAAACTGCTCTCACGACAGGTGACTCTAGCCAATGCTGCGGCTGACGCACTACGTCGTGCAGCATCGGTTCCTGCACAGAAAGGTGGCGGTGGCGGTGGTGGTGGCGGTGGCGGTGGCGGCGTAAGTGGTGCCGCAAAGGACGCTGACAAAGCTATAGCTGATCAGTTACGCATCGCGCGCGCGATTGCTGACGCAACACTTCAAGCCGAGCGTTTGGCCACACAGCTTGCACGTGTTGGGGCGGGAACGGGTATACG